ATTGTCTACGATTCCACGCCCGAAGCCCCATTTATCCACACCGGCAAGACGGAATGAAATACCGCTGCCACCTGTCGGACTTCCTAATTGCAGGTTTGTAGTCCCGGTGCGGGTGATGTCAACAATGTTGGTAAAGCTCCCCGTCCCCGTGACAGCAAGGCCGGTGGAGGAGAAAGCTGCGACTTGAACTGGACTTCCTGCCGTGAGACTCGCTAGTATATTTACAGGCCCCGCAACCAACCCCCGTATATTGAACGACGAACTGTTGGATAAGATGTCGCCGCCTGTATTCGCTGCGCCGCCACGCTGAACAAGTATCTGAGTGTTTGCTGATCCGTCGTTATCAACTACCAAATTACCGGCATTGCCGCCAGTAAAGCTCCCTGTTCCGGTTACTGCTAGGCCGGTATTTGATATAACTGCGCTTTTACTTTGGTCTGCCGAAATAATTGCAGCTGCACTGCTCGTCGCATAGAAACCAGCCCCACTACCACTTGCTCCATACAGCAAACTAATTAGAGAGGCCGTTGACCCCAAGTAACCGGTATTCCCGCCGCTTGATCCAAATGTAATCACATCTCCAGTTGACGCTTTCGTCGCACTCAGCGTTCCCGTGACAGCAAGGCCGGTGGAGGTGGCGGCAAGAACGGTTGCGGGTGACGTAATACCTAATGCGCCTCCAGAGGCAGCGTATTGATACTCAAAATTCCCGTTTGTAGCGATAGATAAAAACCCACCCGCAGCCGCTATTTCTGTTCTCCAATTCGTACCGTCAAAATATAAATTATTTGTGAAGTAGGATGCGTTGTTTATAGTAAGTTGCCCAAAGTAGGTTCTATCACCTGCCTTGTATGGTTGCCCTTGCCATGCTTGAACGGTTCCGGTTCCAACCTTAGCAGACGTACTCGCACTCAGCGTCGTAAACGCACCCGTCGATGGGGTAGTTGCGCCTACGGTGCCGTTAAATGCGCCGCCCGTCAAAGTAAGACCTGCTACAGACGTAGTAGTGTTTCCTAAGTATAGGGCGGTGCTGCCAAGCGTAATCGCGGTGGCAAAGTTAGTATCTAGTTGCGACAGAGGAATAGAAGTTGTTGCGGTAGCAAAAATGTTTGGAACAGCCATGTTAGAACCTCACTCGTAGTTCATGCTCAAATTCAAACGTATTGACCACGTAAGGAGGCGAATTGCTCGTCATGGTCAAACCCAAATATTTACCATATTGTTGCGCGTCAGACTTAAATAAAGCGTATCCAGATGTATAGTTCCAATAAATTATATTAGAACTATTATTAATCCAATTAATTGTATTGCCAATATTGTTAGTCCAATAAATAGAATTGCTTAATGAATACGCAGGACTAGAACCAGTTTCAGAATCTACCGTTACATTGATGTTTGCTGTGTTAGTAATGGTTGCTTCAATCGCAAACTTAAGAGCTTGTTTAGTCCGTATGGGATCGCCCATCGGATTTAAAGAAGTCTGAATAGTTGCGCTTACGTTAGACGTAGAATTCGCATATAGTCTGTAGAGTGCATTAGCATCAGTTCCATACAGATTAATAACTCCACTAACCGGCGCAGAAGTGACGTATTTAAGCGTGTCACCCTGGCTAGTGAAAAACCATTTCTTATCAAAAAATACAGCCTGGACAAACCTACTGCCGCCATAGTAACTTTGTTTAAAATTAAACGCTGAACACAAGATGTTATTAATGAGAACCTGACCACCGGTAATCGGGGAAGTAAAATCAATCAGGGGAAATACGCCATCAAGAGAATCACTGAGCTTGCTAGTCGTAGAACCGACAAGAGCATAAACACCATAATCGTTAAGAAACAAAATTGAACGAAAATATGGAAAAATTGCATCTTTGCGTTTTGAGCCAACAGACGCACTAATGTTCGTGTTGGTAAATAATGTAACACCCACAGACGTAACGCGAACGTCCGAAAATACGTTAATGCTGTCATCACCAAATATATATAAGAAATTATTGGCAGATGTTATCTGCTCAATATTTCCGTGTAATGTCGAATCAGTCAGGACAATCGTTCCTGCCGACACGCTAGTAAAATCACTGTAGGAACCTGCCGCGCTGTAGGCAATGCTTCTGCCGAAAGCTATCCAGACACGCCCTGAAAATGATGAAATTCCTACATTATCAGCAGAATTAATTATTCCAACAGCAGTAGCATTTGCACCGCCGCCACCCGTAATTGTGACTGTTAAATTGGCAGAATTAGTGTATCCAGAGCCAGGATTAGTTACCACAATGTTGATTATCTGGCCTCCAGACAATACCGGAATAGCAACAGCCCCGCTACCACCCCCTCCAGCAATGGTCACAACCGTGTTTGCCGCGTTTGTATAGCCGCTGCCACCGTTGGTAACCAACGTGCTTACTGTGCCGGTCTTAAAGGTCACTATGCCAGCTACAGCGGTAGCATTAGAGCCGCCGCCACCCGATATAGTCACCGTAGCATTACTGGTATAGCCCGTTCCGGCCTCAGTAATAACAATACTAGTAACCGCATTTCCTGAAATAGAAGCATTAGCAAGAGCCTGGACACCATTGGCATCGTTAGGGGCGCTAATTGTAACGGTAGGAACTGTCGTGTAAAGTGTGCCGCCATCAGTGACCGCAATGTCACCTATAGCCCCAACGGACACTAGATTCGTGCCATTCCAGGTGTAATACCCTTTGGATGGGTCTAATATTAGTGCGCGTTCATCTTTCCACTGACCAACCTGCACCCCAGATGAAGAAAACGTGCCAGCAACGGCTACGTTACCTTTCAGGGAGTTAGTCAGGTCAAAGTATTCTGCGCGTCCATCATCTTCAAACGCCAGGATGTAATCTTTACCAGTTATGTTTACAGATACTAGATGGTTGACGGTATTACCAAATGTAACCGCAGCATTGCCCGAATCTTTAACGGCACTACGGCTATTAACTACTTTGATATTGGCAAAACCAATAGGCTGCGCGTTTTCAATCCAAGAAAACTCGTCCTCACCAATAGCGGTTCTGTTCGCCTTGGTGTTGACGCCCCTGAATTGCTTAATTACATGATAGGATTTTTTTTGCTCTGCCGCAGCCATATTAGTAAGGAGTACTGTAAGGGTTAGGCATCCTTCTGGTATAGGTAGTAGCCAGAACTGACTGAGCTTGTCTTACGTATTCTTGTTTAAATATCTCTGCTTCACCATACGATTGCTCTTTGAACTTGGCTTTGTAGCAAGCATAAAAAGCTACTGGCGTAGTCCACGGCTCAGGTATCTCATCTGCTGTATTTGGTGCCGCCAATGTTAAATCGGTTGGCAGAATAACCGTATCCAGTTCCATTGAATAATTTTGATCGGGAACTGGGGCAAGATAAAAACTGGTAGGCCCATACATGCTGAAAGCAATAGGGCGTCCAACATAGTTTTGCCAGAACCTAAGCTCAGCATTGAACTGCGTCCAGGGCAAATAACGTAACGGGATACGGGTATTTCCCCATATCACGTTGATATTAATAATGTCCATCGTATTCGCACCTTGAGGAAAGGCGGTAAATTGATAGACTTCTTGATTAGTGTAAGCGATAGTTGTCTGGTACGAGCGCAGACAGCCGGAATCACGGACAAGACGTTGCCTTGCCTGATTGATGTAGTCTGTTAGTTCGTCGTCAGTCCAGAAGTTTGCATTGGCATCATGCAACAATCTGCGACATTCAGTAATGTAGCCATTAAGATTTTGAGACATTTGATTCCCATGTTATGCCGACATGGACAAAACTTTCCCCCCCCCTCGTTTCGGAGGGAAGGGTACTTGCTCAACCACGGGGGATAGAGCGTGGTTTCTTTGCGGTGGCTCATGAGTGATTATGAACTTTTCCAAAATCTTCAAACCATCTGGAATATCATTGGTAGTTCTAATCCACCCATGAGCCGCCATATACTTTTCTTTGTCTGAATCATGACAACCAAATATGTGACGAGCCGCTACTTCGGAAATTTCTACAGTTTTACCTATAGGAAATTTCAATTCTTCACAGCCATACTCAGTAATAAAATCTTTATCCCAAGTATTTGTCACATATAAGTTTGTCATTAGAAGCTCACTGTATCGCCATACACACGGATATCAACGGTGCCGCTAGCAACAGCGGTGTTGACGTTTACGAACAAGCACTGGTTGGTAAAGCCATTAATAGTCGTATTTGCCGCAAAGCCACCGGCAATCGTCAAATCCTGCCACCGTTGACCGGTAGTAAGATTGGACAAAACTACGTTCGCAACAACTGCATTGGCAGCAGCAACACTACCAGTGCTAGAGATCGTAACCGCGATATTGCCAGTGGATACGTCTGAATTTGCGTTTTGAACAGTAATACGACGAATAATAACTTGCCCTGAAGTGCTTGCTGCGTTACCAGCAGTCAAGCCACCCGATAGAATCGGAATGGCAATGACCGCATTACCCGAGGTTGCAAGCGAAGCGCCAGTGACCGAAGCAATGGCAAAAGTGCCAAAACTATCGGGTAATCTTTGACCTACTGAATCGGCGCTAGACATGAAACCCCCTTAAGAGTTATATGTGCCAGAAACATTCTGACCGCCATTGATTGTAATCAATGTGGCGGTGGTATTTGCGTTGACTGCTTTCGCGCCCACGTTTGTACCATCAGAAATAAAAGTGCCACCAGTGTTGTTACCAATCAGAGTTCCCCAAGCCGCGCCATCATACATCACGATGGTGATATTGGCTTGAGCGTTCATCTGATAAGTGCCAGCGGTTACAACCGTTCCATTGCCAGTCGTAACAGCGGCAACGGTAGTGGTTTGAAAGTAAGCGCCAGCGGTATTAGTAACCGCACCAGCAACTAGAATTTTTGCTTGACCGAGAGCCATGACTATTCTCCTTTAGAGTGACAGTGAGTTATAGCCCGTGACCTTGGTCATTGACTTAGGTTTGGTGTTTACCAATTCGGCAATCATCAAAACAGCGCCAACGTAACCAATCTGCCAATTCGGGAGAGTGGATTCAAAGCCCGTGAACACAAACGAACCTTGGTCGTGAATATATAGCGACAGGTAGTTCGTATTCAAAAGATACAGAGTACCTTCTGGGCAATACGGGTCAGGGTAAATGGGTACACCAGCAACCATCAGTGCGCGGAACGCAGCTTGTGGGCCATTTGCATCACTATCAAAACCCGAACCAGGGGTAATGACGTATTGCTCTTGACCGACATAATCTTGCGCCAGCAGCGTCCATGTGCCAAAGCCGCACACGCCAAACGACGGAACTTCAGCGCCGTTCTTTACGGTGCCGCTGATGTATTGCAACACGTTCTGACGGGTCGGATTAACCGAACCAGCAGCGTATTGCTTTGATTGCCACCAGGCATAGGTCGAACGGTCGATATTGCCATAGTTACCCGCTGCCGGATTACTAGACGAAATCGAGGCCGGAAGGCCAATAAACTGTTGGTTGTTAGTGGTGTTGTTATACAGGGCAGTAGCCATCGCGTCCATCATGACGTTTGTAGCGTCATTCATACGCGCTTCAATCAGCGGAATAACCGCGTGATCTTGCTGAACCGCACCTTCCATTCCGAGGAAAGGAACCGGAGCAATCATCAGTTTCAGGTTAAATTCCGCGTTGAAAGCGCCTTGCTGGACTGAAGGCTGGTTAAATGAACCAGAGTAGTCAGACCATTGAGCGTTTACAAACTGGGAACCTTGAACCGGAACCGTGACCTGGGATACACCGCCTGAAGCTGACTGACTGTTAGCAATCAGTGCCGCCATAAGAGGTGTGCTGTTGTAAAGCTGGACAACCAGTTTCGGGATAAACGCACGCCGTGTGACATACGTCAACTCGGTATATTGTGTGCTACCCGATGCTGGAAGAATACCGCCGCCGATAGGCATGGTTTATCTCCGTTTTAAATATCCCCTGATTTATTACAGCCCAATGGGTCGCGGGTTTTTACGCAACTCAGTAAGCGCCTTTGATGCTTCATCCCTTGCTGCCGTAACGGGATTTTTCCAATACTTGCTCAAATCAAACTTGTTCATGGTATTGCCACTGTAGCCCGTTGGAGTCGGGGCAGCGGATTGTTTCATCCATTGCCAATATTCCGCAGCAGCCTCATGATTGGTAATACCTTTTTCAAGCATGACTTTTTCCACTTCTTCAATGTCGGATTCGTTCTGGATCAAACCTTTGGTCATCAGCCGGTTACGGCGTTTGCCAAGTTCTTCAATCGCATCACGTTCGCGCAACTTTGCTTCTAATTGCTGAACTCGCGCTTCTGCCCGTTCATAATGCTTGGTAGAAACGTCCTCAATCTCTAGTTCTGGAATCGGCATATCAGGCCGGTTCTTTTTGGTAAGGCGAAGAAAGTCTTTACGAGTAGCAGGGTTTTCCGCAAGCTGACGGGCTAGCAGAGCTAACTCACCAACACCCCACAAGGTCGTTCCGTCAAGATTAGTGCTGCCAGCAACGCTAACAACGTAATAATCACCTTTAATTCCAACACTGGAGGTTAAGGTAGGACTATTGGTTGACGCGTTCCAAGTGCCTTTATAGTTCAAAGCACCAATAGCGTTTATAGTCGAGCTTGTGGTTTTTAACATGGTCTATAAACCATCGCCAGGCGTCACGTAGACCACCGCATTACTCGTGGATGTAATCCCAGTAAAGTATGCGTTTGGAACAAAAGTTAAAATCTCATCAGTTCCCGCAATAATGGGAATTGACGGGCCGCTAGAAGTAACTATAGCGGCATTAGTATTAGCCAATGCCGATGTAGTTCCGTATCCAAGGAATACAGTTACCAGACCGGTATTGATAATTCGGTATTGATTCCCTCCCAGGCTAACAGACACGGCCTGAACTGGCGTAGGTGCTGTCGTATTTGCCGTAAAGGTTACCGTATTACCCATTGCTGTAAACGCTTGGATACCCATGATTAACCCTCGTTAGTTTCAGCTTTTGGCTGTTCCATCTGCGATTGTGCTTGACCACGAAACTTGTCTATCAAACCCGTTACCTGGGCATACGGCATATTTCCAAGTGCTTGCATTACTATGTTTGCTTCTTGCAATTCAAGTTCAAATTTCATTTACTTATCCCCTATCGGTTGAGTGGTGAGTAGACGCAAAATAACGATGCCCACCGAGATCACTATCCCAATGAACATCTGTGCTACCGGCGTCATCGGCAGCAAACCTATATAGCCCTGAACGATACTGAGGACTGCGATTAGAATCGCATACCAGACTGTTTTAGACTTGAGCAAATTCATTTGGCCTCCAGTGCGGCTATGCGGGTTGCTTGTGCGTCCACAATCGCTTTGAGTTCCTGAATAGCCGCCGTGAGAGTAGCTACCAAGAAGCTGGTGTCGATGCCTTGATACCGTGGCACTTCACGTTCACCCATTACTGCCTCTATTGCCGCAGTCAGTTCGTTGCCTTCTTCGTCTTTCGTTGCAGGAATAGCCGGTGAGATTTCATACGTCTGCATCTCTGTTGCGTCTTTTTCACCTGTCACGCAATCCGGCACAACCGCTTGCAGTTCGTGAGCGATAAAACCTTGACCGTCAGAACCATCAGATTTCCAGTTGAACGTCACTGGCTTGAGCGCAGTAACGGTAGCCAAAGCACCCTTCATTGGCTGGACGTTTTCTTTTAAACGGTAGTCGGATGTGGTGTTGTAGGCGACAGATGTTCCGTTATGCGTAATAGACCCTCTCGACCCACTACCGTTACCCTGAAAATCTATCAATGTGCCTGTCACACCCTCATTAGCAACTGCTAAGGGTATCCCTGTGTCTTTTCTAACGGTCAATCTACCAAGCGTCCCTGATCCTGCAACGTTAATAATCAAATTCCCGCTGGAGTCGAGGGTCAAGCTGGTTGCTGGCGCACTGCCGCTGAAGCTGTAACCTGTGCCGCTTGTGCCGCCGCTTAATGTGCCTGTAGCACTCAGCGTCCCGGTTACTGCTAGGCCTGCTGACCTTATTCTAGCAACTTCCGTCTGATTGCTTGCCCCGTCAGATGTTAGAAATATGATAGCACCGGGGGGATTCGTTGCCCCTACCGCGCCGTCCTGAAGCACTCTTATCGTCGCTGCGCGGGAGAAGGCACCACCGGCTACACCATAAAACTCCATTGCCCCAAGGAGTGAACCAGTAGTATTGTTAGTAAAACCTACGGTGTTTTGTAATGACCTTCTAAACTGAAAAAGTGGAGTATGCCCATTGTTGGTGCTATATACATCAAAAATACCTAAATTGTCATCCGCAAGTTTTTGAGTTTGCAGCAATCCAGTTGGGTTTGTCAGCCCGATGCCGACGTTGCCTGAAGCAGTAGCAAAGTTAGCGCCAGTCGTTGCACTCAGCGCCCCGGTTACTGCTAGGCCGGTGGAGGAGATGGTGGCGACGTCGGTTAACACGTTGGTCGAAGATGTAACCGATAACAACAATGTAGCTGCATCGGTGCTTGAGGAGGCATCGTAGCTACGAATGCGGGCTTTTGGGGTGTTGATGTAACCCTTAAAATACAAGTCTAAGAAAAGCGGGCTTGCAGTTGAGCCCGGACTTGTATTTGTCGTAACACTTATCGACGAACCAGCCGAGTTTGCGGTAGTAATTGCGCCCGTCGAACTCAGCGTCCCGGTTACTGCTAGGCCGTTTGCCATAGTGACAGCGCCGGGGTTTGATATTCTAAGATGTACGGCTGTTCCACTACCAGACAACGACAATCCATTCGTGCCGTATAGCGAAGTGTCATACGCGGATGCACCTGTAAGAACCTGTCCCGCAACTGACCCTTCAACTCCCCAAACAGATACGTTGGTTGAGTTGTTGCCGATAACGTGCCGAAGGTAGCCGGTTGTCGCATTTAGCGAGTAGGTAACAGTGCCATTGCTACCCACAGTGCTGGTAACCTGTCCCGAAAACGCCCCCGTAGTAAACGCACCCGCAGCAGGAGTCGTTGCACCAACAGTTCCATTGATATTGATTGATGCTGTGCCGGTTAGGTTGGTTACTGTGCCGGAGGCGGGGGTGCCTAGAATTGCGCCGTTGCCTAGCGTGGCTACACCTGTAACACCGAGGGTTCCGCCTATTGTGGCATTACCAACGATAGCGGTATGTGCCTCTACAATGTCCGTGCCGTTGCACGTTAATATTACTTTCTTTCCGTTGGGGACAAGTATCCCAGTCTGCCCTGATACCTTCACGGTTACAGCAAAACCACCTGAAGTGTTGTTGAAGACGAAATACATCTTCTTGTTGGCGGGGACAATCAGGCTAGTCGTGGAGAACGACAAAGCACCCGTCATCTCAATGAACATGTTACGAG